ACAGCATTGGCTACCAAGTTGCCACTTGCTGGTGGTACGTTGACTGGAGTGCTTACTGGCACAGAGTTTAATGTAGGCGTTAATTACGCAGGTAAATTTAACGCTAAACAATCTAATGCAGATGCTTATGGTATAGTCCTTGAGGCAAGTGCTAATGATAGATGGCTTAGAATGGGACATGATGGAACAACAGCTCAAATAGATTCAACCTATAATGCAAGCGGTGGACATTCCCCACTAGAATTTTTAACTAGCGGTGTAGAACGAATTCATATCGCAACTGCCGGCAACGTTGGTATCGGAGAAACTTCACCGGACTATAAATTACATATTAAAGGTTCTGGTTCTGCAGCTCAAGTTCAAATAGAATCTACTAGTAATGCTAACGGCCAGATAATTTTTAGAAATACTAGCGCTCCCGGCAGCGGAGTTACGGGAGGTTTCCACGTAGGTTTATTAGGAGATACTTCAGGTGATGCTTTACTATATCATCACAATGCAAAGAATATACAATTCTGGACTTCAGCAACAGAACATATGAGATTAGACTCCAACGGGCATCTTAGGTTTATGACAAAAGGTGCAGGAACTCAAAATAATGCTAGTATTAATAATCATACTAATAATTACGTGTACTTTATGGGCGGTACATCCGGAGCTATGTATCAAGCAGATAATACTGGAGCTGCTCGAATACGAGTAAATACAAGTAGTATTGCTCTTGAAACCGCGGGTGCTCCTAGAATAAACATTGCTGCTGACGGTGAAACAACTCTTTCCGGATATACGAAAGTCAGTTCAGGTTTATTTGAATCAAGATCCGCTAGTGGTGGAGGCCAAATAGGTTTAGGAGATTGGAGTAATAGTAATCCTATCGGTATCTCTGAAGGTTTATGGAATACTGTAGGAGCAGATAATGATTTTGTTACAGTGTATGCAAGACAACATTTTAATGTACGAGGATATAGTGGAGGGTCAACTCACTGGCTTACTTTAAATACTAGTGATATGATTCTTCAACAGAATCAGAAATTACAAGCTGGAAGTTATCAACCTACAGTCTCTGGTACTTATGCAGAAAATCATTTAGGTGTATATACCGGAGGAGCTGTAGTTAATGCTGCAACATCTCAAACTGGTTGGTTAATGCAAGCAGGGTATGGTAAGTTAAAGTGGGATGGTAATGGAGTAACTATAGTCGGTACTTTATCTGCTCCAATCATAGACCATGGAGAAACTAATATTGGCGCACCTGATACTGCTAATCATGCCACAGGCACAAGACAGACATATTACGATAGTTCTGCAACTGCTTGGTATGCCAGAGGAATAGAAGGTAATACTCTCTGGGACAATGTAGACCAAGATTGGAAACTCTATAGGCGGGCTGTTGTCAGATTACATTGGGACGAGACGGCAGGTACATTTAGCGTTAATCATGGAACACCCATTGTAAGACTTGCAGACACCTCGTCTTCTGGCGCAATGGAAATGAAGGTTGATGGAATTGCCGCTTATGTAACAAACAAATCTACGAATGGTGGATTATATTTACAGACTAATAACCCTAGAGACCAATATGTACATATTAATGGTACTGCATTCTACTCTGAAAGTTTTGCTTTAAATAATGGAACGCAATATGATTTTGATATTGATGTAGGTAGTGAAGGAGGCTCTGGAAACAGTTTCTTTGTCATAGCAGGTTATAACCATTACTACAACACAACTTATGGTGCTCACAAGATAGCATTTATGTCAGCCAGAACAACTAGTGTGAACACAATGATCAATGTAGGGGACCAATCATCTGCGGGTGGTGGCGCCTGGCAATTTACTAAGCCAAGTTCAGGAATTTTAAGAGTGAGAAAAACAGCAGGCACATATGTTGGTGGTGGCCATGGATTCATAACCGTCATATTTAAGGCATTATAGGAATAACATATGATACATTTATTTAAAGTAAGCGATAACAGTTGGATATATAGCGGCTCTCAAAGGCCAGCCAATATGCAAGGGGATGATTATGTAGAAGGTGTTTTGCCTGAAGGTGAAACCTGGGATTATTCTTACGAATATACTCATGTTGATGGTGTAGCTACAAAGGGTAGTGCGATAGAGATTCCCGAAATGCCAGATGATTCTTATATTGAAAATAGAATACAAGCATATCCTCCTATGGAAGAACAACTAGATAATATATTTCACAACGGCGTCGATGCATGGAAGGCTGATATTCAAGCGATAAAAGATGCATACCCAAAACCATAAGGTATAAATAGTAATATGGCCAAACCAAATTCAAGACAAACATTCATAGATTACTGCCTCAGAAGCCTTGGCGCTCCTGTTGTGGAAATCAATGTTGACGATGATCAAGTCGAAGATAGAGTAGATGAAGCTCTACAATTCTATCAGCACTATCATGCAGATGCTATTGAGAAAGTATATCTAAAACACCAAGTAACATCTACTGATGTAACTAACGGTTGGATTCCTATTACTGATATGGTAACCGATGTTATTCGTGTAATGCCCATTAGAGATACTACATCAACTAATAGTCTTTTTGATGTTAAATATCAGATTCATTTAAATGACGTATATAATCTTGGATTCTTAGGTTCACTGGTAGACTATACAATGACCCAACAGTGGTTATCATTGCTTGATGGTATACTAGATCCAGATGATAAACATATATCTTTTGATAGACATAAGAATCAATTAAGAATCGATATGGATTGGGACAAAGAAGTAGCAGTAGACCAATATATAGTTGTTGAGTGTTATAGAATCATAGACCCGGCAACTTATACTGACGTATGGAACGATTACTTCTTAAAGAAATACACAACATCCCTTATTAAACAGCAGTGGGGCCAGAACTTATTAAAGTTTGAAGGTATGACAATGCCAGGCGGTGTACAGTTTAATGGTCGACAAATCTATGAAGATGCCTTACAAGAGATTGAGAAATTGAATGAGGAAGTCCGATTAAATTGGGAACAACCTGTCGATTTCTATATAGGATAATATTATGCCAAGAAATGTATATTTCAGTCAGGCAGTAAGGTCCGAACAAAGTCTTTATGAAGACTTAGTTATGGAGTCTCTTAAAATCTTTGGCCAAGATGTTTACTATATCCCTAGAACACTAGTTGAAAGAGATAATATTTTGGGTGAAGATCCATCATCTAAGTTTGATGATGCATATCTGATTGAAGCATACATTGAGAATCAAGACGGATTTGAAGGTGCAGGTGATTTATACCAGAAGTTTGGCTTGGAAATTAGAGATGAAGCTAACTTTATTATATCTAAAAGGTCTTGGGAAAGATTAGTAGGTTTATATAATAATACTTTGGGTACGGTTAGACCACAAGAAGGTGATATTATATTCTTACCTTTATCTAATTCATTCTTTGAAATTACATTTGTAGAACACGAACAACCATTCTATCAATTATCAAATCTACCAGTTTACAAATTAACTTGCTCACTCTTTGAGTATAGCGATGAGAAGTTTGATACTGACATTGATATTATAGATAACTTGGCCGCATCCAATGCATATCAAACTAAACTTACTGTTAGTGTTACTGGTAATGCACATTTCATTAAAGGTGAAACAGTATCGCAGACTTTAGTTGCTGCAGTTGAAGGTGTAAGTGATGCAATAATAGTATCTGGTGAAGTATCTACAGTAGACATACTTTCTACAACTGCTGCAGATATTACTATTATTAATGTTGGAGTAACTGGATCCTCAGGCGAAATGAGAGAATTTGCAGTATCAGATACTCTTGGCTTGGTTGGTTCAGAAAGTACTAATACTTGCTTTATTACAAATTTATTTGGTGTAGAAGAGATCGGTTCATTCTCACTAGATGGCCAATCACAGAATTATGCTTTTGAAATTGAGGCTGATGGATTCTTAGACTTTACCGAAAGTAATCCATTCGGCGACCCATCGGAGACATACTAATGTTCGGCAATCATTTCTATCATTCAACCATGAGAAAAGCAGTAGCAGTCTTTGGTACTATCTTTAATAATATTAATGTTATTAGAACTAAAGCTGATGGATCTGTTTTAAGTCAGGTTAAAGTGCCACTATCTTACGGACCTAAACAAAAGTTTTTGGCCAGGTTGGATCAGTCCTCAGGTGCAGATGCATCTATGGCTATGAAACTTCCAAGAATGGCATTTGAAATTACATCACTAGAACTTGATTCTACTCAAAAACTTGGTAAAAGAAATACTATTACAGAGTCACATGCATCAGATGTTACTAAGAAGAAAACAATAAAACATCAAGTGGCATATAATATTAATATGTCATTATTTGTTATGACTAAAAATCAAGACGATGGTTTACAAGTAGTGGAACAAATACTACCATACTTTCAACCAGAATATAGTGTAAGTATTACACCTGTCAGTGGTTTTGAATATAAACAAGACGTACCTATCATATTAACTGGTGTTACTATATCTGATGATTATGAAGGTGACTTTCTTACAAGAAGAGCTCTTATATATCAATTAGACTTTACAATGAAAATGAAATTCTTTGGGCCGACTGGTAACCAAGGTGTTATTAGAGGTATTGAGGTTGATTTAAATAGCGATGCAGGTAATACTCTTAATTTAGAAGATATAAACTTCACTATTACACCAGCTAATGCAGATGAGGATGATAACTATACAGTTACAACTACAATTACTTAATTGTTATGGATATAATTATGGAAAAGAAAGATAAACTAACGAGCGCGCTGGCAAAGAATCTACCTACTATCTCAAAAGATAGACCATTAAAGCTAGATAAAGATATAAAAGATGATTATGAATTCTCACGCGAGACCTATAGAGACTTAATTGCTACTGGTACTAAATCACTAGATATATTAGCGGAACTTGCAAGAGAGTCCGAACATCCACGTGCATTTGAGGTACTATCTCAAGCAATTAAAAATATTGGTGATACTACAGATAAGTTAATGAGTTTGCAGAAAGCTAAGAAAGAATTGAATAAAGAAGATAAAGAGAAAGAAGAACAAGCACAGGTTACAAATAACAACGTATTCGTAGGTTCTACAAGCGATCTCCAAAGATTATTAGCAACAGATAATGACAAGGTTATAGATTATTATGCAGAGGATAAAGAATAGCGAATTTGGCTATCTAGGCAATCCATCTGTCAAAAGAGACGGCGTAGAAACTCAATTCACTAAAGCAGAAGTACTGGAATATGCTACATGCATGAAGGATCCTGCGTACTTTGCTCGAACATATATTAAAGTTATATCACTTGACGAAGGTCTAGTGCCGTTTGACCTATATCCATACCAAGAAAAGATG